CGTTTAGTGTAATATTAGCGTACATTAATAAACCGATTGAAGACAAACCTAAAAGTAAAAAATAATGCCATTTAAAGCTAAATACACATTTGATTATGAAACCGAGCCTACTCCAAAGGAACGACTAAGGGTGGGTAAGGAATGCGAGAAGAATTTAAAACTAAATGTAAAAAAGTATAAACCGATTTGTAGAGAAATACTTTATACGAATAATATTTTAATGATTTCAATCACTTATGAAGGAACGCATATCAATGAGGCCATTGCCGCACCAACCGTTTAGGATTAACTATTTTAATTCGGCAATATTAAAACGAACTTTTATTTATATAATGAATTAAGATGCAAGACGAATACGAACATATAAACTTTTGGAAATAATGGCAAGACCGGTAGGAACTAAATATATCGAAACTCCTGAAAAGTTATGGGATTATTTTGTTAATTACAAAGATGATGTTAAGTCTAATCCTATAAAAAAAATGGTGTTTGTTGGTAAAGATGGGTTAAAGGATTATGAAGAGAGAGAACGACCGTTAACTATTGATGGTTTTGAATGTTGGTTAGCTGACAAAGGAATTATAGGCGATTTAAGTCATTATTTTGCTAATACTGATAACAAGTATTCAGATTATTTAACTATCTGTTCACGTATTAAGAAAAATGTGCGTAATGACCAGATAGAAGGTGGTATGGCAAACATATACAACCCTAGCATTACACAGCGTTTAAATGGCTTAAAAGAGCAAACAGAAAGCACAGTTAAAACCGAACAGCCTTTGTTTGGTAATGATAAAGAAATGGATTAATGGCATTTGTCTATACTACTGCAATATCTAAAATAAGGAAACTTACTAAATTTTGTAGTGGCATACAAGGCGGTACAAGTGCTGGTAAAACTTATGCTATCTTACCTATTCTAATTGATTACGCTGCAAGAAATCCAAGTAGTGAAATATCTATTGTTGCTGAATCATTCCCACATTTAAGACGTGGTTGCATTAAAGACTTTAAGAAGATAATGATTGATACAGGGCGATGGGTAGATGAACATTGGCGTTCAACTGATAGTACTTATACTTTTGCTAATCGTAGTAGTGTTGAGTTTTTTAGTGTAGATAATGATAGTAAGTTAAGGGGCGCAAGGCGTGATGTGCTTTATATGAATGAAGCTAATAACATGACGTTTCATGCTTATACAGAATTAGCATCAAGAACTAAAAAGAAAGTTTATTTAGATTGGAATCCAGTAAGCCCATTTTGGTTTCATGAAGATTTAGCTAATGATAATGATGTCGATATGTTAATTATTGATTATAGAGATAATGAAGCGTGCCCTGAATCTGCATTAAACTTTATTCTAAAAGCAAAAGAGAAAGCTGCTAATAGTTCATTTTGGGCTAATTGGTATAATGTTTATGGATTAGGGCAAATAGGTTCTTTACAAGGTGCTGTATTTGAAAACTGGAAACAATGTGATGAGATACCTAAAGATGCTGAGTTTATTAGTTATGGTATGGATTGGGGTTTTACTAATGACCCTACCACTTTAACAGCCGTTTACAAATATGATAAGGCTTTATACTTAAAAGAGCTGCTATACTTAACTGGATTAACTAATAGCGATATTATAGAACGGTTAAAGCAATTAGGAGTTAAACCACATGAAATGATAGTAGCGGATAGCGCAGAGCCTAAAAGTATAGAAGATATTAGACGAGCAGGTTTTAGAATTGAGGGTGCTAAAAAAGGCGCAGATAGTATTAGAAATAGTATTGATACTTTACAAGCCTATCAATTATATATAACCAAAGATAGTTTAAATGCTATTAAAGAGGCTCGTAACTATAAATGGGCTACTGATAAAGAGGGTAATAAGTTAAATGTACCAATAGATGATTTTAACCACTTTTGGGATTCTGTTCGTTATGTAGCACTAAATAGACTTAAAAAGTCAACATTCATTATTCAATAGTTTTGTAAAAACTTGTATTTTTTGGTATATTATATTGATGAATATGCCAAAAAGATACGAAGATTTAACAGTTCAACAATTCCAAGAATTAGAGGCTTTAAAATCAAATACAGACCTTGACACCTTAGATAAGGCTGTTAAACGTTTATCTATTCTATCTGGAAAAGATGTTGATTATATTGAATCATTAACAGCGACTGAGATATTTAATACCCTTAGCGATGCTGTTTTTTTAATGTCACCTATTCACGAAATGCCTATTCCTAATCATATTGTTTTAGGTGGCGTTAGGTTTAGGTATATTAAAGAAATTCATGAGTATAATATTTGTCAAGAAAAGGATTGGAAGGAAATAGTTAAAATGAATGGTAACGATTATATTAAATGTTTACCAGAATTAATGGCTATTTGTCACCAAGAGTACGAGAATAAGCAATGGGTTTATAATTCAGATAATCATAAACGAAATTTAGAACTATTTAAACAATCTAAACTTAGTGAATCATTAGGGGCTGTTTTTTTTTATTCAAAAAGTTTGACGAGTTACATAAAAGTTTTAGCGGACTATTCCAAGAAGGTAGAAAATCAGATAACGGAACATTACAAAATGATGATGGCAGACCAAGAGTTTCAGACTTTTTTGAACGTTGGGGATGGGAGTACTCAGTTGGCTTAGTTGTTAAAGACACTAATCTAACAGAAGATGATGTGTTTACCTGGAGTGTAACGAGGATTTAAAATAAACTAGATTATTTAAAAAATAAAGGAAAATTTGAAATACAGTTAAATGGGGCTAAATGATAAAATAAAAGAGCTTTTAGATGACTTTAACGAAAAGTTAGTAATTGATACAAGGGAATCTTTACAAACTAAATTAGATGAAAGAGCAAGTAAACATAACGGCAAGAAAGTAAAGAGTAGATTATGGGCTAGTGTAAAAGCACCTCCTGCGATATTTGACAAAGGAGTTATAAAGGCTAGGTTATTAATGAATGATTACTGGGCAGTTGTTAATGATGGGCGTAAAGCGAGTGGAGTAAGTGAAGAAGGACAAGAGAAAATAGCAGCATGGAGTGCAACAAGGGGACTAGCCGAAAAGATAAGGATTAGCGATTTAGAGAAACGAAAGCAAAAGCAAAGTTTATCAGAGCGTAAAAACCTAAAGACTTTAAAAAAGATGCCATTTGATAGGGCAAAGAAAGCAGCAGGTTTTTTAGTCGCTCGTTCATTAAAGAAAAAGAGTTTAGAACCTACACACTTTTTTGATGAGGTTTTAAATGATGGAAGGATAGCTAAGCTAAAAGAAGATTTAACAAAATTAGTAAAGAGAGAATTTACTATTGAAATAAGAAAAGAAATTAAGAAGTAATGGCATTAACAATATACCAAGAACCGCAAGTATTAACACCAGCTTATAATAAGCAAATTATAACTGCCAAGTCAGACCAGATAGCTACATCTGATTTTAAGTATGTGGTTACTGTTTTAGTTAATAGTGATACTGCTAATACTTATACTGAGTCAATATTACAAGACCCAGACGGATGGTTAGTGTTTGATGCTCAAAACTGGGTAAAGAATTATATACAACACTATTTTAATCCTAGTGATAGTGGTATTGTCATAGCAACTAATAAATGCGTAAATGTATCGATTGATATTACCGAATACTATTCTGGCACTTTACACGCTGGTGATTCAGAAAGCGTTTCATTTGTTGCTTTCGATGCTTGTTTAACAGACGCTGACTTTAGAAATTATGATCACGAAGATTATTTATTTGGTGAAAATGCTAATAAATATCTATTAAGCAAAGGCGATATAAACGAAGTTGATGGTGTTATTACTCCAAATCAAGACGTATGGCTACACTTTATTAATGGAATTACTGCCCCAATAACAAATGTTGTAGTAGAGTTAAGACGTGGCGCATCAGTAGTAGGTGGATTTAGTGATACTATGCCTACTCCAGTAATGGCTTATGAAATGTATGCTTTAAATGTTGGTGGCATATCAGGTGCATTAGTTGGTGACATTGTTAGGATTAATTTTAACGGTGGTAGCGGATTAATTAAAAGATTTGAATATACGTTATCAGAACCTTGCACAAAGTTTACTGATTATTCACTTTACTACTTAGATAGAAATGGAGCGATACAGTTTAAGCACTTTGAAATGCTTAGTACTAAAAACTACTCCAAGACTATCAATAAAGTTAAATTAGATAAAGACGTTTTAAATACAACTACTGGAGCTTATGGCTCGAATATTTATGATAGAGAAAACCATATTGTAAGTACTGCTATTGAATCTAAAATGACTTTAAATACTAATTGGTTAACACAAACACAAAGTACTTTATTAAAGGATTTATGGGATAGTCCAATAGTTTATATTTGGGATGGCACTACATTAAAATCATGTGATACACCTAGCGACCCATACGAAGAAAAAACTGAAAGCTTAGACCCTTTATTTAATTACACAATTACT